GGCGAAACAAATCCCCGTACCATCATCACAGATGATAGAAAACCAATTGTAACCGCTATCCTTTACTTTGGCATTAAGAAAATTGACATAGCCTTTTTCCGAAATTTGTTTCAATACCTCCTTTGGAATGGTAATGAATGCGCGTTGACCAATTATTTGCGTATTAGAACCATTATATACATCGGCAGTCATTACGACAGCATTCATCAATCGTTGATCATTTTCATTATCAGAAGTTGCAGGAACCGTTTCTGATATTTCGGTAGATGTTTGATTTTCTAGTGTAACATTTTTATATTCTGATAATTGTTCTTTTAATTCTTGATTTTCGGTTTCAAGACCTTCAATTTTTTTGTTTAACTCATCAATTTTTTGCTGCAATTTAGAGGATGAAACGGAAACTGAATTTCCATTAGAATCTTTCATAAATACCTCTTTTTTTATACATAAAGGATATGCAGGTGCATTTTCAGATGCAAATACGCCAAAAACAGTATTTAAATAATCAAAATCCTCAATTCCGTAATCTGTAAATTCTTGTTCTTGAAAGCCAAATTTAACAACTCCCTTTTTACCAGAATTTATCGTATTGCAAGACATCCCCATAGAAATTTGAAAACCATCCACATCAGAATTATCCAAGGTGAATATTATAGAATCTGAAGATTTATTATCAATCATTATTTCTATGTTATAATAACCGTTTTCGTAAAAGGTACGTTGTATTTTGGCAGAATAGTCTTTGCCGTCATATATGTCAGGAGTTAAATTGTCTTCAGTTATATTTATGACGGAGCTATCTTCTGACGCAGAAGAAGATTCGTCTTTGGCAAATATATATATGGAAGAACTATTATTTGCAAACAATAAGGAACAGCAAGACAGAAATATAATAATACTTTTCTTTTTCATAGTTTATTTTCCTTTCCTGCTTCGGTACCACTCGAAGCTTATTATTTTGCTTGTTTATGAACCATTATAGTAGAAAGAGCTTCTTCGCGCCTCTGCTCTTTTAATAACTTTTTCATATCGCCGATGATAATGTCTCGATTATCCTCATTTAATTCGAGAAATACATCTAAAAATTTTTGAGCGACTTCATCAAGAGAATCATTATAAGTTTTCTTATCAATTTCTGAACCGCCCATGATATATTCGTCTGAAACACCATAAAAATCTGAAATAGTATAGATATCAGACAAGAAAAGATCTAAGTTAGTACAATATCCATACAATATTTCTGTTTGTAATAAAGGCTTTAATTCTTCTATGTTTTTAGAAGAGTTTTTATCAAGGTTTAAAATACGGTTAGTAATTTCGCTACAATACATAAGATTAGTATTGTCTGGAGCACCTAATATGTCATTTATAGAAATATTAAAAATACTTGCTAATTCCCTTAATATGTTAACATCGGGCATCCTTCTATTTTGTTCATACATACCGACTGTGCTTGGAGATAATCGCAATTTCTCTGCCAATTCTTTCTGGGTCATGTGACATTGACCACGGTAATACTTGATACTTTTTCCAATATCTTTCATAAGAACCTCCATGCTATCCATTTTACCACACATTTTGTGTGGTAAAAACAAAAAACACAAAATGTGTAGAAAAAGTATTGACACTACACAAAATGTGTAGTAATATTTAAACATGAAATCACACAAAACGTGTAGAAAGGAGAGCAAAATGAGAAACAGTAATTTAGCAAAATTCCGTGCCGAAAAAGAACTTTCAACAATGGATATAGCTAAAATAATTGGGGTATCAACCTCTTTCTATGAAAAAATAGAGTATGGTCAAAGAAAGCCCAGTTATAATTTTATTGTTAAATTTAAAAATGCGTTTCCAGAATCGGATATAAGTATTTTTTTTGCCAAATAGCAACACGTTTCGTGTAGCGATAGTCATAAGAAATATTTTATATAAGTAGTTTACAACTATTTGGAGGAAACAAAAATGTCAAAATATGCTACAAAAGCTGCTGGTAATATGTTTTGTCAGGCACGGTACGAGGCGGCAAAGTTCAACGAACGGTTAAGTAGCCGCGAAGGAGCTGCTGAGGAACTTGGCGTTGACCGGACAAGGCTTGCACGAATAGAACTTGGCAGCGTTATCCCTTATCCGGAGGAAGTGCTTCTGATGGCTGATATCTATAGAGCTCCTGAATTAAAAGGTAATTATTGTCGGGAAATGTGCCCTCTGGGAAAAGGAATGCCAAAGATCGAGAATCAGGATATTGATAGGATTGCACTCAGGGCGTTGTGCTCATTCCGAAAGATCAACGAAGCCAAAGAACTCCTGCTGGATATTACGGCAGATGGAGTTATTACAGAGGACGAAAAGCCGGATTTAGAGAAGATTATAGCAACCTTGGATGAGGTTAATGAGGTGACTCAGAATCTGAAAAACTGGATTGAAAAATCTTTGAAATGAGGGGAGGAGATTTGATGCAGAAGAAATTATCTCCCTGGTGCAAGAAAGCTAAAATAGCAATGATTCAGAATGATATCTCTGTCAATGATCTGGCCGAAGAACTTGGCTGTTCCAGATGCTATCTTTCGTCAACTTTAAATGGAAAGAACACCAGCATAGAAATCAGAAGAAGAATCAGCGATTATCTTAATATTTCGGATTCAGATAATTAAAAGGAAGTGTTTTGATGGACCTTAAAGAAAAATTAAAAGAAAAATTAAAAAAGAACTATGGAATTACATCAGACGTAGAGCTTCTGGAGGAACTGAACAATATGGAAAGTGTTGATCTTGGAATTTTTGTAACCCAGATTGATACAGAGAAGACGGCATAGATGAAGGAGGTACGAAATTGTTTACAACAGAAGATATGAAGAAATATCATACAACAGCTGAGAGAATCTTAAATGCGCTGGATAACAGTTCGGTGCCGATCAGCTGGCATGAAATGGACAGATGCGCATTACAGAGCGTTATCGCCAAAGAATTGATATTAATTGATAAGGAGGCAAGATAATGGATGTACGCAAAGTGCAAGATGTGCGAAAGAATGTGGAACATCAGTACATTACAGAAGATTCCAAAACACGGATATATCTGTCCGTGGTGCGAGAATTTAATGAGAAGGAGTATGAGGAATATTCCAAAAAAAGAAAAGAGCGAAAATAAAAAAGAGAATTCGCTTCTTGAAAAGGTCGATGGTTTACATCGTTCCTACAGCAGTCAGTCTTATCTTCTTCGGATATCTGAGCGATATGCTTTGCGCAATAAGGGGAAGCGCAGAACTCGGATCCGAATGGATAGCAATCCCGCTCATGTGGGTGTGGGTATACGCATTGACCAGATTCGCTGTAGGAGATGCATATTAAAAGCCCCAGATGCTTAAAGGAGATATGAAGTGTAGACGGCACTCATAAATCCGCATCCGAGGCTTTTGGGTCAGAACTTTAAAAAACAGGTTGGGCCTCATTTTTTAAAGAACACCGTCATTTTATCACAGATTTAGGAGGTAATCAAGTACATGCAGGAAATTTCAGGAAGCTTATCAGAGGTTATAAGAGCATACAGTGATCATAATTTGCTTGTCCCTGCGGCAACAGATGTGCAACTGAATCCTTTCTATAAATATCATGTAGAGGAAGTTGCAGTTGATCTGGGCGAAAATAGTGGCGACATTTTTAAAGTTGGTTCTGTTAAAACTGGAAAAACAGATAGCAAAGGAAATGATATCTGGCAGGATACATATTCATTATCCAAACCACTTCTTAACAAATTGGCTATGGCAGCTGGTATTCAGTTTAATCCACATCAGACATACGGTAGACGAATTGATAGTATCACATATCGAGCTCAGGCACAGGGAGCAATGAGAAAAGCGGATGGGACTTACAGATCGGAAGTCGACCAGAAAGAAATCTGTCTTGAGGATGAAGAAGATAAGTATCGTACAGAATTTTCTGATAAGGCGGTTAAGGGGATTACAGACAAGAAAGCGGCAAATGCAGCGGCAGAAATATTTAAAGGAAGCTGGGTTGATACGAAAGATAAATGGGGAAAGAAAGTTAAAGCTTATGTTATCGACGAAGCAGATAGAGAACGATATGTTGAACGTTCGGTAAAAGTAAATATGGCTTTATTAAAGAAGACATGGGCCGAAAAAGCAATGACAGGAGCAAAACTCAGAGTCATCAGAGCATTGCTTGGGACAAAAGGCTCTTACACAAAGGATGAATTAAAAAAGAATTTCGCGATTCCAACAGTAATATTCTCTCCGGATTATTCAGATCCACAGGTCCGGCAGGCAATGCTGATGCAGGGTATGAATTCTGTAAACAATATGTTCGGAATGCCTCAGATTGAGGTTAAGAATGTAGATTTTGCCACAGATAGCAATATTATCGATGAAGGTGACTTGGACAATCCGGCGTTTACTTCGGAACTTCCGGATGAAGATATGGGCGAAATTCAACAGGAAGCATTTGCCCAGCCCGAACAGGAAGAGCCGAATGAACCGGATCCGCAACCAGAGGAAGACAGAACTGCAGATTTTCAGTGCTCCAGATGCGGTACGATCATAAATGAAAAGGTTTATGAGTATTCAATCAATAAATTTGGTGAACCATTGTGTATCAAATGCCAGAGAGGAGGCGGACGCAGATGAAAATATTACATACAGCTGACTGGCATATTGGCCAGTTCAAAGGTCCTGTAGTGGACGGGGTAAATCTCCGTTCACAGGATACAGTAAATTGTCTTAATTATATGATTAAGGTTGCAGAAGAAGAGAAACCAGACATTGTTTGCGTTTCTGGTGATGTTTTCCATCAGGAGCAGATAGGTCCGGTAAGATATTCGGACGAAATGATTGTTGCAACAGACACGATCACAAAATTGGCAGGTGTTGCGAAAGCAGTAATCGTAATGAGAGGAACGCCGAATCATGATGGAGGTGGACAATTCAGAGTTTTGAGCAAGATGTTTGCAAATACTGGAAATGTACATATAGTAACATCGCCAACTGTACTCCGTACGCCATATGCTGATATAGCCTGCATTCCGGGATTTGATAAGCAGGAGTTCAGATCAAGATTCCCTGGTCTGTCTGCAGATGAAGAAAACGAAGCATGGACAAGCTATATATCCAGTATGGTAATGGGGCTTCGAGCTGAATGCCATAATACATCTATCCTGATGGCGCATTATACCGTACCTGGTTGCAACATGGAATCCGGTCAGACTTCATTCTTTACAAATTTTGAACCGGTTATTCCGAGAGAAGCATTGGAAGCTGCTGGCTATGAAGCAGTGCTTCTGGGACACATACATAGACCACAGCAGATCAACGGATTGCATAACGTGTATTACTCTGGCGCTATTAATGCCATGAATTTTAATGATGAGCATCAGAACAGAGGATTTTATATTCATGAGTTCATGGGTGGGGAGATGACATCATCTCAGTTCTGTGGAACACCTTATCGCAGATTCAAAACCATAGATTGGGACACGAATCAGGTAAGTGATTATATCGGAAACAGGGATGCATATGCATTGGTTACGAATATCAGCAGGGATATTTCAGACATGATTGTAAGAGTGAAATATAGTTGCACCAGTGAACAGAAAAAACTGTTGAATATCCCGTTACTGCAAAAGGATTTGTATGATTGGGGAGCCTTTTATGTGTCGGATATTGAGGCAGAAAATGCTATTGATGTTACGAACAGAGGATTACTATCAGAGGAAAGCGACCCGACTTTAAATCTCAAGAAGTATCTGGAAGAAAAATGCTTCAAGAATCCGGATAAGATCGTAGAACTGGCAGAACCGATTATTGCGGAAGCGATGAAACAGAGTACAACTGCAGAGATACACGGAGTATTCCGACCGATTTCAATAGCTGTCCGTAATTACAGAAATTATAAAGAAGAAAGATTTGATTTTGCTGATATATCTTTCTGTACAATCAACGGTGTAAATGGAGCAGGAAAGAGCAGCTTATTCATGGATGCGATTGTTGACTGCCTGTTTGAAGAAACTCGAGAGGGAGACAACAAGGCGTGGATCCGCGGTACAGAAGATGCAAGAAGCGGTTCTATAGAATTTGTATTTGACATTGGAGATAAGAGATTCAGGGTCGTACGTACCAGAACTAAGTCAGGAAAACCGACGTTGAACCTATCTCAGTATGAAGAAAATGAATGGCGAAACATTTCAAAGGAGCGAATTGCTGATACTCAGGCAGAGATAGAGAAGCTTCTCGGTATGGACAGCATGACATTCCGAAGTTGCGCTTTAATCATGCAGGATCAGTACGGATTATTCTTGCAGGCTAAAAAGGACGAACGTATGACAATACTTGCGAAACTGCTTGGTCTTGGAATCTATGGAGTTATGGAACTGGATTCAAAAAAGAAATTCTCCGAACAGAGAAAAGAGCTGGCTTCGAAAAAAGAAGCTGTCCGAATCAAAACGGATTTTATCAAATCCAAAGGAGATCCGGAATCTGAATTGCAGAAAGCAGAGGAAGATATTCAGCAGCTTAATAAAGATATTGAGGATTTAAGCGATACTCAAGGACAGTTGCTGAATAAACATGCTCAGATTGCAAAAGCAGAGCAGGAGTGCCGCAAAGCTTCGGAAGAATTGGATGATTGTCATAAGAGACGCAGCTCCATTTCAGATGAAATCTCAAGTAAGACGCAGATTTTAGAAAACTGTAATGTCACATTGGAATCAGCGAATGAGGTCAGAAAAAAAGCCGCCGAATATAAACAGTTGTCCGAACAGATTATAGAGCTGGAGAAAGACGTTCTTAATCATGACAACGCAAAAAGAAATCTTGCCGGGTATAATGCTGACATCCAGAATTGCCAGAATATCATAAACGATGCAAAGCGTCGAAATAACGACATTGCGAATCTTATTGAACAGCTTAAAGCAGAACTTCCGGATAATTTGGAAGAAAAACTGACGGAGCTGGCTCAGGTGAGGACACAATGCGAGAAATTACAGGAAAAAAGATATCTGACTTCTGTTGCGGAGCAGGAACTGCAACAGATAAGAGCAACGTATTCTCAGCGTATATCAGAAGCAGAGAACAGGCGGAAATATCGTTTGGACAGAATTTCCGAGATAAGACAGCAGGAGGAATTTATGAAGAATTCCGGTTGCCCTGATATAGATGGAGCAAGCTGCAGGTTTCTCGCAAAAGCAATCGATGATGTAAAGAGTTTACCAGAAGAAGCAGACCATCTGGAAAAATGCGAGGAAGAAATAGTGGCATTGAGGACCAAACGAGACGAAGAAATATCAAAAAAACAGGATGAAATTTGTATTATCGGATATGATGCTGAAAAATTAGATCTTTTGACAGTAAAAGCAAGTACGCTTGTGAAATATGAAAACTTGAAAAAGGATGCCGAGAAAAAGAAACTTGAAATCGCCCGTTTAGAGACAGAAAAGGACACCAACAGTAAAACGATAGGGCAGTGTGAAGAAAGCCTCTTAGAGCTCAATATAAAGGCCCAGAAAGCAACTGATATTGTTGATGCGTTATCTGATTCCGTTATTAAGCATGATGATGCTGTATGTAAAAGAAATTCAGTAGCACATTTCGCGGAGCAGGAAAAGGAACTTCCGGTGTATGAAGAGAGAAAGCAGCATATTGATAAGAGACTTACTGAATTATATCAGGAGCGGAGCAAGGAAGATGCCAACGAACTTGTTTTATATAACAATCTTCGTGAAGCGGAAATAGAACTGAAAGAACTAAGAAAAGATATTGAAGGCAGTGAGGCTCTTGAAGAAGTTGAGAGAAGATTAAAATCTGCAAAAGAAACTCTGGAAAAAGCGCAGATCCAAAAAGGCGTACTGACACAGAGAGTTGAAGATGTTGAGGCAATGCGTTCTGAAATAGCTCTTTTGAATAAAGGTATTGCTGTTGCAGCTGAGAAAGCTGATTGCTACGAGGCTTTGAAACAGGCATTTTCACAGGATGGCGTTCCGCATCAGATCATCCGAAATATTATTCCTCACATTACTGATACTGCAAACAATATCCTTGGATCTATGACAGGCGGAACTATGGGAGTGGAATTTGTGATGGAACGTACCGTAAAAGGTAAAGACGGTGACAGAGCTACCCTGGACGTACTGATCAATGAGTATGGAAAGACAACTCTCCCATATGCTTCGAAATCCGGAGGGGAAAAGGTAAAGGCTTCACTTGCTATTATCCTTGCATTGTCTGAGATTAAAGCAACGTCCGCAGGTATCCAGCTCGGAATGCTGTTTATAGACGAACCTCCATTTCTCGACGATGATGGGACTCAGGCCTATGTAGATGCTCTGGAAACAATCAGACAGAGGTATCCAGATGTGAAAATTATGGCAATAACCCATGATGATGCTATGAAAGCTCGATTCAATCAGTCTGTAACCGTAATTAAAACAGAAGACGGCTCTAAGGTCATTTACTAAGGAGGCGTCTATGGGAAAAAGATACTATTGGCTTAAGCTGCCGGATGATTTCTTCCGGCAGAAGCCGATCAAAAAACTCCGCAGAATTGCCGGAGGCGATACATACACAATTATCTATCTCAAGATGTTGCTGGTATCTCTGAAAAATGAGGGAAAACTCTTCTTCGATGGAGTAGAAGAGAATTTTACAGAAGAGATTGCACTTGAACTTGATGAAGAAGAGGAAAACGTAAAAGTCACAGTCCAGTTTCTTATGGCTCAGGGACTCCTGCAACTGATAGACGAAAGCGAATATGAGCTTACAGAGTGTTCCAGAATGGTGGGATCTGAAAGCGCAAGTGCTGAAAGAATGAGACGTCTTAGAGATAAAAAAACGTCACAATGTGACATTGGTGTGACGCAACAGTTACACCTCAGTGACGTAGAGAAAGAGAAAGAGATAGAGATAGATAAAGATAAAGAGATAGAGAATAAATACATTTGCCCGGAGGTGAACTCCGGACAGCCGCAACCGAAAGTGGAGATAGAGCCAGTTGCGGAGAACAGGACGAAGGTGGAGATAGAGCCATCCTGTTCAAAGGCTGAGTTGAAGGTAGAGACAGAGCCGGCTCAGGCGGATGTATTTATCAAACTGCCGTTGATCAATGGGGATGATTACCTGGTGACAAAAGAATATGTCAAAGAGCTTAAAGAATTATATCCGGCAGTTGATGTTGAACAGGCATTGCGTAATATGCGTGGATGGCTTGATTCTAACCCCAGAAACAAAAAGACTCCGAGGGGAATCAAACGATTTATTACAAGTTGGATATCCAGAGAGCAGGATAAGGCACCTCGCGTGCCGGATAAGTCAAAACCTGTTTCTCAAAACCGCTTTAATAATTTTCACCAGAGAGATTATGATTTTGCAGAGTATGAGAGACAACTGCTGAAACGATGAAAGGAGAACATAGATGTCAGAACAATTAAAACAGGATGCTGAGAAGAAGCTTGAAATCGCCCGTTTAGAGACGGAAACGGGCGTGGACAGTAAAACGATAGGGCAGGATGAAACAGAACTGCCAGAGAGCAAATTAGAGGACGAGAGCGGCAATGAAGTGAAAGCAGAGGATACTGTGTATTTGGGGAAAGCTTCACTTGCTGAGATTCTTACAGGAATGGCGGATCCAACAGAAGAGGAAATTAGAGCTGCAGAAATTGAGAATGCAAAGCCGGTAAAGCAGAAGGCTAAAGAAAAACTGGAAGCTGAAAAGAAAAAAGCAACCCAGAAGAATTTTGCTGAGTCGATCATTGCTTATCTGTTGAAAAGATGCGAAGAGGATCAGGGACTTGCTGAGGACGTAATGCAGGAGGGCAAGACCTGGAACAAGTGCTTTAACTATATTGTCGAACAGGCCAGGAAGCAGTCGAATGGCAGAAGTACAGCAGTTGAAGACCGAGTTGTGTATGAATGGGCCGAAGATTATTACCACAAGTATGAAAAACCGGAAACCGTCAAAAAGGAAAAAGGCAAAAAGCCTGCGACAACAAAAAAGACAGAAGCACCAGCTAAAAAAGTCACAGAAATCAAGAAAGATGTCCAGAAAACAAAGAATGATTCCAAGGTTTCTGAAAAGCCAGAGAAAAAAGATGCTGCTTCCAAGCAGCGGAAAGCTGAAAAAACAAGTACAAAAAGCAGCGGCCTGAACGGTCAGATGTCACTGTTCGATCTTCTGTAGGAGGATGTCACATGGAAAAGAGAAAATTAGCACAGATTCCAAGAGAAGAAGCCACAGACGAAATGGTCAGGTTTGCGGAACGAGCTGCGGGAACGCATATTGTTACAACCAGAGATATAGAAAAAGACCTTTTAATGGTGACATTTTATCCTATTGGCAAATTGAAGAAAGGAGAAAAGGGTGCTCAGTTAAGAACATTTTTCTCCAAGAATGATTACATATCACAGGATCTGGCCTCTGAAAGAGTGAAATGGCTGACTGCAGCTTTTGATCGGATGGAATGTATTCACCTGTATGAATATCACTGGGATAGAGATAAGGGGAACAGATATACCCCGAACATGTTTTTCTGGACGGATGCAGACATTGATCGTATGCGTGGATTTTTCAAAGAATGGAGTACAGAAAAAGATGTTAAAGACTGGACAGCTGTGACACGTTTTCAGGACATGGTCAAACAGCGGCGACTGGATGAAAAACATGCCAAGGAGACAAATCCTATTGATGCAGTCATGGGAACGGTTAAGGAAATTCCGGAAGAATTTAAAAAGTGGGTGTCTGAAAAGGCAATGTCGTTCAGCAGGTATCTGATATATTCACCTAAGTACACAAAGAAGTGGGTGCTGGTGAGATGTACACATTGTAACGGTGTGAAATTAGTAGACCGAACGAAAATTCGCTTGAGAAACAATGAAAAAGGCGTATGCCCGATTTGCGGAAGCCCAGTCACCATTAAAGCCAGAGGCAGGATGCCGTCACATATATGGGACGAGAGGATTGTTTCATTTATTGAACCAAGAGAAGAGGGATTTCTGTGGAGGTATTTTACAGCACACAGAGAAGTAAAGCCGGATGGAAAGATAAATGATGGATTATTTGAGATCGTAAGGACGTTTTACAAATTTGCACCAAACGGAACTCCATGCACCAACAGTTACGAATACAGGGACTATAAACAAACCGGTATTGTGCGGTGGTGTACAGATGAAGGGTACAAAGAAAGGTCATACTGCACCTTATATCCGGGAAACCTGCCGGAAGCATGGAAAGATACTCCAATGAAATACTCGGCGTTGGAAATTTTGGCGGAGAATAGACCGAGTGAACAGATACATTATGCAAAGGCAATCAACAGATACAGGGAGTTTCCGCAGCTTGAATGGTTTATAAAAATGGGATTGTATAAACTGGCCGCGCATCTAATCAATGAGTATCACGATGGTGCCTTTGGATATGAAAGCCGGAATGGAATCAGGGGACTCAGAAAAAACGGAAAAACAATATTTGAAATACTCGGGCTCACGAAGGAGAACACACGAATCCTGCAGTCTATTGATGGGAACATTGATGAATTGAGGCTATTGCAGGAAGCGCAAAGCTCCGGATACAACCTGAAAGCGGAAGAATTGGAACGGTTCTATAAACTCTTTGGATGCAATACAACGCTGATACGGAAAGAAAACAGACATTCAACGATTCATAAGATCTGCAGATATATCGAGCGCGAAGGTTCCGATTATCGAGTAGGAGAGCGTGGAGGGTGTTGGAGATATTCTTATATGCAGCACAAAGAAAGACCGGATATCAGGGAAGAACGTTTGCAGAATTGTGCCAAGGACTGGTTGGATTATCTGACTTGGTGTAAAGAACTGAAATATGACCTCACCAATATGTTCTTCTATTTCCCGAAGAATTTCAAAAAAGTTCATGACAGGACAGCTGCGGAATATCAGGCAGTACAAGATAAAAAGGCCGCAGAAAAGAAACGTCGGGAAGAAGAACGGATAAAGCGAGAGGCTGAGGTCATGAAAAAACTTCTGGAGGAAATGCTCAAAGAGAATGCCGGCATAGATAACGCTTTCCTGATAAAAGGAAAAGGATTGATATTGAGAGTGCCAAGAGATGCACAGGAAATCAAGAATGAAGGAGCTGCCCTTCACCATTGTGTTGGAACTTACGTTGATCGAGTGGCCAAAGGGCAGACACACATCTTCTTTGTGCGCAGAGTGGAAGAACCTGATACACCATATTTCACAATGGAATATAACAAAGGTCGAGTGATCCAGTGCAGGGGCAGTCACAACTGCGAGATGCCGTCATCAGTAAAAACTTTTGTAGCTGCATTCGAGAAACTGATGAAAGAACGAGAAGAAAAGATAGAAAGGAAGTGCGGGTAATGGCTAAGCAGATTATAAGGAGCATTCGTAAAGGCTCGGTACAGTGGAATGAAGAAGACAGACTGCAGATGGTTTCAATGCTGGCGAAAGCAGGATATGCGGTTCAGATCGTAAGAAAAGAGATTCCAAGCAGTGAAACTAGAAAGACAACGCAGTATGAATATGTGATCGAATATGGAGAGAAGGTGGAGTAATGAAAGCTATGAAGCCTATTTTCAGAACAAAACAGTATATCAAATACGGATTCGTAAAGATGGAACGTGAGTATTGCTGTTGTCCTAAGTGCCGGAACATATTAAATGCAGGTCCGAATTATCAGCCAGAATTTTGCGACAGATGCGGACAGGCACTTGATTTCTCAAATACAGAATGGGAAGAGGATAAACGGCTTGGATTTTTAAAGCCGGAAGCAGTATAGAAAGGAGAAACAAGATGGCTAAGAAAAGCTATAAGAGAACGATGGATGAAAATAAAATCCATGAAAAAGCAGTGAAAATGAGAAAGAAGACCGACGAGCAGCTGGTACATTACGTTGAGGATAGAGAAGCTAAAGCCAGAAGTGAAGGATTTAACGAAGGCAAGGCAGTGGCAAAGAATACGGCAAAGGAATTTATTATACTGCTCCAACAGAACAGGATTCCAGGCATCGGAGCAGTGACAATCAATAAGTTAGTAAAGGTGGCAGGTGAGCATGGATACTTATAATCGTTCAATCAGAGGGCTTAAAAGCAGATCAAACGGCGAATATTTTGAAAGAATGATTATGGCAGCTTCCCGGTTCTATGAAGAAAGAGGAATTGCAACAGTTGATAAAACTCCGGAAGCATTTAAGGTACTGAAAGCAATGGACAGGAACAGAGGGCAGTTCATCTGCTGCTTCACTAAACAGGCTCAGCCTGATTTCAAAGGAATTCTCATGGATTCAACCATGATCTTGTTCGATGCAAAGCATACGGACAAAGATAAGATTAGCAGGGACGTAGTAACTGCTGAACAGCAGGCGTGCTTTGAAAGGTATATGAAGCTTGGGGCCATGTGCTTCTTGGTAATATCCCTCGAATTCGAGGAGTTTTACAGGGTTCCATGGATCGTATTCAGAGACATGAAAAAAATCTACGGACATAAGTATATGAATCGTGAGGAACTGGCGCCTTATAGAGTTAAATACAACAACGGTGTTGTGAAATATCTGGACGGGATAATACTCCGGGAAAGGAACGAAGATGAAAGTACAGAAGTATGAGATTTCCAGAACTATTGATAAATTGAAAAGCATTGTGCAGAAGAACGACCAGTTTCCGGCATTAGGAGGCGTTCTGGTAAAGGACGGGTATTTAATCGCATCCAATACAGAAATGACCATGCAGCTCAAATTAGAGGCCTCTAAAGGCAGTTGTTGAAGCAGAAGACAGTGACATGAAAGCTATCGTGCTTCCAGTAATGATAAGAGAGGAATAAAAACTATGATTGAGATCTTGGATATGAAAGATGTAAAAGATGCAACACCAGAAGAACTGGAAGAGCTTCGTCGGAAAGGATTCCTTCCGAAAACCAGATCCAAAAGAATTTCCGGGAAACCACTTACTCCATATGAAAGAACCAGAGCACAGGTGGCTGCTACCGGGAATAGATGGGCAATGGAGAACTTCTACGCCACACACAGCTGAAAGGTGATGTATTATGGCGAATTTATATAATTTGTGCAGAAAGGACGGGACAGTGATGGAATACTCCATCACCGCATCCGACATAGCAAAGCGAATTGGATGCGATCGACAGGATATCTATTCTTCGGCAAGTTATGCGCTCCTGATCAAGAAAGAGTATTATGTAGAAATTACAGATCGTCCGTTGAGCTGGAAGAAAGATATTGATCTGCTGACAGAATATGATAATGTTCGGAAAAAGTTTCTTAGGAGGTGCGGAAAGTGAAAATATATAAAGCAGTGCATGAGAGAGAAAACAAGTGCAAGGAATTGCACAAAGAGATGAATCTGAATGTAGGGCCGACTCGTCTGGTTCAACCGGATTTCTATTTACTGGTTGATGTTGATGATATCCAGAGACAGATGAATGCTTTGGAGAATGAGGTTCACTGTATGAAAAAAGTAGAAGCAAGAAGGAGATGGCGCTATGGAAGAAAAAGATATTAAGATAACAATTAATGTTGGATGCTTAGAAAAATCTCGTGTTAAAAAAGAACAGATTGCCGGATATTTGCTGAGAGCTATTGCAGGAGTGACTGCAAACAATAAATGCTTTGTTACAAATTATGTATGTGAAATAAATGAGAAAAATGATGATAAGTTGCAGGATAAATATATTACAGGAAAACCTAAACTTACAAAAGACGAAAAGAGTTTTCTTGACGAACTGGATCCTTCATGGACTTATATGCTGAGAAATGATCGTGGACAGTTATATCTTGCCAGACGAACTGAATCGAGGAACTTCGAGTATTTATATTTGGATGACACAACAAGTGCGAAATTTGCTTTTGTTGAACCTGTAGGGGGATGCTGGGAGGTTGCTGACCTGAAAAAATTGGAGGTAGAAGAATCCCGAGAAGATTAAGGGTGCTCTAAAATTCACATAGATTCAATCCTGCCGCATGAGCCTGTCAGATTGCGGCAGGGAAAGGAGGATTATGAACAGACAGATAGAAAGAGATATCCGGATATGTCCTTGCTGTAATAAGAAAACGGAAAGAAGCAATATGGAGTTTACAAGAGACTGCCATGGCATAACATTTAGACTTGTATGCTTTTCGTGTTGGGAGAAGTTGATGAGAAAAGGATTTGATGGAGAATATTATTCTGAATCAGATGAATGCATTGATTATGAATATTAATGTACAGTGTAGATAAAACAGCGGGCGAAGCAAAGATATTTTGCGATGCCTGCGAGCACTGCAGGTGGTATGACGGAGACACAAAGAACAAGGATATGTGGAAACAGGAGTGCGAAGAGTATATTGTAACGAACGAGCATTCTGAGCGTTTGAGAAAAAAGATAAAGGTGGTAAAGAAATGAGAGAGATTAAAGAGAAACGTATGCAGAGTTATTTCCTTAGAGCCAAAAAAATGCTCCAAGAAGGAAAAAACAAAGAAGGGGCAGAAATGCTTAGTGAAGGTTTGAACTATTACAGTAAAAATATCATTAAAGCTATTACACCATATGCAACTGCAGACGCCGGAATTATTTCTATGGTCCTGCGCAACTTGGCAGATGGTATCGAGGAGAATAATCCAGGAGCAAAAGAACTTCGCATGTGGGTAGAAAACGACACCACAAAACCTGAATAGTAAGAAACAATTAAGGTAAAAAACCAATATGAGGTAGAAAATGACAAGAACTGAAACAACCAAATTCCTCGGAAAATTACTTACAGATACTCGCCTCGGAAGGGCTGGCTCGCACTGGGCCAGCGAGGTTAGTATTGATCCATGGACCCCGAAGGCAAGGCGGGTGGACTACATGGAATTTTCTCCGGCGAATCAATGCTCTGTGTCAGGAATAGAAAAAGGCATATTCACCTGCTATGAAATCAAGAGCTGCAAAGAGGATGTTTATAGCGGTAATGGTTTGAATTTCTTCGGGGAAAAGAATTACATTGTAACTACGATGGCGTGTTACAAAGACATTCTGCCAGATTTCCGGAGTGGCAAATTTGCTAATTACATGAGTGAAAAGCACCCAGATTCATCAACTTATTACGGCATTATGGTTGCTATTCCGTTTTGGAGAGAAGCAATGGAAGAATTCAATGATCCTACACTATTAAGCGAGGATAGAAACTGGAAGTTGGAAATTGTATTGCCTTGTAGGCAGGGGATAAGAACGAAGTCTATGACAGAATTACTGTTCTGCATGCTGCGGAGCGGGCATTGAGAGGAGGAATTAAGATGGCAATATTTCATAAAACATTGCAGTATCATGAAGATACAACGAAGAAAAGAGAACTTAATCAGGAAGATGTAGAATTTCTGAAAAGATTACAGCTTGAGATGAATACTCAGGACACAACAGGAACAGCGGATCCTCGCTTCTGGGTTATTAAAGGCAGTGAGAGAGCGATCAATAATGAGGATCCGGACGAGCTGTGCTTGCAAGTAGATGGAAGCACAGTTACAAGTACAACGGAAGAAACGGTGAAGTATCTCAATGATAACATCTTGCCAGACAACAATATCGATAGGGAAAACTGTAGAATTGAAACAGGGTATACACAGGATTTCGAGTTGACGTATATGGAGGATGGAGAAGAAGTGTATGAGGATTTGTCAACGCAGGAAGTGAATGAATTTCTTGCCAACAATGGACATGATGATACCATGATAATTGGTATTTCAATCAGACCATTTATGTACCCAAACACGATGTTTCTTACAGAGAAAGAGGCCCGAGAACACCTGGAGAGAAACCATTATCATTACTCAGAAGACGCACATACATACTGCATGGTTGCGTGGAGATCTCCGGAAGTAGAAAAATTATGGAAGATATTGCGGGAAACAAAATGGGATTGAGAAGAGCCATTGAAATCGTGAGAGGCGGTGGATTGAATGAAATATCCAGAAAAAATGTATATTGATAGTCAGATATTCGCAGGGGATATGGATGGTTCGGAATCAAATCTGACAGAAAAAATCGTAAAAATAAGGGTTTCTCATTTATGCTGCGTATGTGAAAAACAGGTACCTAAAGGCGAAAGAATGTTGAATCAAAAAGCAATAGTAGAAGGACAAGGTTGGCGCAGTTGCTATATCTGCCTACCATGTGTTGAAAATTGGTTAGAAGAATCAGGACAAGTAGAGGATGGTGGAGTTAATGAGAGAAATTCTTTTTAAGGGAAAGAAAAAAGATAACGGTGAATGGATAGAGGGATACCTGATGGATGGTGGAATGCCGGGAGAAAAGCGAATATTCATAGGGAAATTGGTAATAGGCAAATGGACCGTTACGGCGGATGAATTTGACGAAGTTGATCCGGATACAATATGCGAGTACACAGGATTAACAGATAAGAACGGCAAGAAAATCTGGGAGAATGATATTTTGATGTGTCATGGAAATTCAGAAGACCTTGTAAAAACGGTATTTGGAGAATTTGGTGTAAGAAATATTGAAACCGGGTCCATAGTAGATAAAGTTGTCGGATGGCATTATGAGATTATTCCGACAGACGCAATCAGCAGATGTGAACCATTCTGCTATTCAATGCCACTGACCAAAGATTATATCGACAGGTGCGAAATGGAAGTAGTTGGAAGCATTTTTGACAATCCAGAATTATTGCAGGAGGAATCAGATGAGTAAATCAGTGTTAGTGATAGATACACCAGAGAATTGCTATGATTGCCCGTTCGGAACTGCATACTGCGGCGAACTTGAATATGTGGGCTATTGTGAATTAGCTGGCTGTTTAGATTATGATGTAATTCTGATGACAGAAGAACATTATGATTGTGAAAGCAAATCAAGACCTGATTGGTGTCCATTGAAGCCATTGCCGGAGAAAATGACCGGAGTAGCTTCAACAGATCACTGGGACAGAATAAAAGCAGGTTGGAATGGTTGTATTAATTAGCGGTTCAATAGCAGGAGCTTTTCCAATGAGCGAAATTGGTAAAACCGTATTTCTTACCCGCGAAGAAGCTGGTATGATGGAAAAAAAGAGGTGAAATCTGATGTCTTTGGAAAATATAGGAAATGTTCATACTGATTTAATTCCTCTGTCAGTTTTACAGGATGTTGATAAAAGAATTTCTGATTGGCTTGCAACGGGTGGTAAAGAGGATGATCCGTATATACAAAGACAGATAAAGTATTTGAAACAGGTTGAAAAGGCAGCAACCAAAGAAAGGAAATAGAAAAGCAAATGACAGTAAAAATGATTAAAGATGAAGATGGAAATTATGTTCCAGAAGAGTGTTGTAGCTTTTCCAGAAACTTTGAAACGGGAAACATCGAGATAGATCATGTCGATTTACCTTGCGGAGCGGATTGCGATGATCAATGTCAGAATTGTGTAATTCAGCGAATTATGAACGAGTATACAGAACAGGAGAAAGAATTAAAGAAATATCGGGAAATTGGAACGATAGAAGAATGCCAGGTGGCGATGGAAAAATTTATTGAAGAGGCACAATTGCATGAAGCTCTCAGAGTTTTAGACGAAAGGATGTGAAAAATGAAAGAACTTATATTTTATATATGTGGAATCTTTAGTTGCATGATCGTATGGTTCTTGTGGGCTATTATAGCCTCTAAAAAGGCCAAAGAAGCCCCTTTGAAAGAGTATGCAAGGATTCATATTGATATCGAAAAAGCTATCAGAGAGAATGAAGAACAGATAGCGATGACTAAAAAGTATCAGGCGATGGAAGATCAGGTGATTGACCAGATGATTCTTCAGTGGAAGATGGAATATCTGCAGAGCCAGAGAGAATGGCTGTTTACATTACTTGGCGGAAAGATGGAGGATTCGTATGTACAGCAAATGTCAGAAATGTGGAAGGAAACTGACGGATCCGGAGAGCATTGAAAGGGGATATGGTCCGGAATGTTGGAATGGTTTGACTACACATTATTATCCACATCCGGAAGACTGGGAAAAACACAAAATACCTGGTCAAATGACTATAGAAGATTTCTTGGGAGATTTAAAAGATGGAGGAGAAAAGGATATGTCCTGAATGTGGGAAAGAGTATAGTTCTCGCCCGGCATTATCAAGAAAAGACAATAAAACAATGATATGTCCTAAATGCGGGATGATGGAAGCACTTGATACAGTGCGAGATTTCTACGCTCCGGGAATGACAGATCAGCAATGGAAGCAATATAAAGAGGAGTACATGCTTAAATATATAAAGGAGAATTGATATGGATAAAAGTTTATATAATGCAAGCGGATGTAAGGACAGAACAGCACATGATGCGATCTGTGCAGCGGATAGAACCCGAACATTAGTGTACAGGGCAAGCAGGACAAAAAAGGATGAGGAAGCAGAACTGTTTGTGAAGATGGTCAAAAGACTTGCAAAAGGATTTGGGTTCAAACTCTGTGACAGAATCAAATTCGAGGATCCTGAGACTGGAAAGAAATATGTGTGAGGTGGAGCATGGATACAGAAAAACAATTCGTTGTTATGAGCAAAAAAGATGTTGAAGAAATGATTCAGCAGGCAGCAGTGGCAGGAGCCCAGGTTGCAAGCGATACAATGCTGGTGGCTCAGCGCCGGGCTGAAAAAGAAAGAATAGACCGAAGACTTCACAATACAGAATTGCTCCTCAGAAACTACAGGACTCTCAAGGCATCCTGTGAAAATGCTGTATATGAATCGAGGGATTCAAAAAGAGAAGAGGTCACAGAAATACTGGAAGACATTATGGAGATGAAAGACGACAAGGTTATTGTGGAATCAATACGGACTTCTGCCAAAAGAACAGCTCTCATGGTACAACATATAGATAAAATGCTCGATGTATACCGCATATACTGTAGCAAGATATCAGACAGGGACAAGAGGCGTTATAAGATCATCAAGGATCTGTACATTTCGAAGAAACCAATGAAAATTGATGAAATTTCGAAAAAATATTCAGTCAGTAAAGTGACAGTATACGAAGACATAAAAATTGCGAAAGAGCGCTTGTCTTCATTGTTTTTTGGCATTGACGGACTGAGAATTTTTTGAAAAAACAGAAAATATCGAAAACCGTTAACTTAACATTGACTTAATAACGAAAATGGTGTATGATAATCGGGTAAAATTTTATCATGAGCCATGAGCCATCAGAGTGAAATCTGGTGGCTTTTTTAATGCAAACCTTTGGACGGGAGGGATATAAATGTAAAGGTAAAATGCTCCTTTAGAAAAATAAAGGAGATCATACATGAATGGAATAATTATGCTGTTTGTCTACGCAGCGATCATGATACTGGCGACAGTGACCATGACTAAAAAAGAGAAAAATGTAGTAAATTTTTGTGTTGGAAGCCGGTCTGAGAACTGGATCCTGTCCGCACTGAGTATTGCGGCGACGTGGATCTGGGCGCCGGCTTTGTTTGTTTCAACAGAAAAAGCATATTCGGCCGGATGGATTGGGCTTTTCTGGTTCTTAGTGCCAAATGCTTTATGCTTGGTGATATTTATTCCTTTTGCAAAGAGAATCCGGAAGGAAATGCCGGAAGGAATGACACTGTCTGGTTACATGAAAGAAAAATACAAATCCGATGGAGTGAAAAGAGTTTACCTCTTTCAGCTGATCGGGCTGTCTGTTCTGTCAACGGGAGTTCAGCTTCTTGCAGGAAGTCAGATCCTTAGTGCAGTAACAGGAATTTCGTTCAAAGCCATGACTATTCTGCTTGCTTGCATAGCAATTTCATATTCCCTGTTCTCCGGAATCAAAGCATCTATGCTTACAGATGCTATTCAAATGGTATTCATGCTTGTTGCATGTAGCCTATTTGTAATATTCGGAGTAAGAAATACAGGAACACAGGGCATTATACAGGGACTGAGCGGTATATCAGGAGACTACACAACACTATTCTCTGGAAAAGGAGTAGAGATTTTCTTAGCCTTTGGGCTTCCGACAACGATTGGACTTTTATCCGGGCCGTTTGGAGATCAGAGCTTCTGGCAGAGAGCGTTTGCAGTAAAAAAAGAGAAGCTGGGAAGAGCGTTTCTTCTTGGAGCAGTTCTTTTTGCGGTGGTTCCGCTGTCAATGGGAATTCTTGGATTTATGGGAGCCGGTGCAGGATATCAGGCACAGAACCTTGGAATCATCAATTTTGAATTGATCCGCCACTTTTTCCCGTCCTGGGCAGTATTGCCGTTCCTTTTCATGATTGTTTCCGGCTTGCTGTCTACAGTGGATAGCAACCTGTGCGCAGTATCTTCGCTTACGACAGATATTGCAGGAGGAAAAGACATCAGGAAGACCAGAGCTGCAATGGCAGTGCTTCTGATCGCTGGCATTCTGATTGCAAATATCCCGGGAATTACAGTGACACATCTGTTTTTGTTCTATGGCACACTGAGGGCGTCAACATTACTTCCAACAGTCATGACACTGAAAGGGGTAAGACTGAATGCAAAAGGGATTATCACAGGTGTGGTTGCTGCACTGGCTGTAGGGCTTCCTGTATTTGCCTACGGCAGCGTTTTGAATAGTGGACCATATAAAACACTGGGAAGCTTGCTTACAGTCCTGTTGAGCGGAATTATTGCCTTGGCCGCTTCCGGAAAGGAGAGACGCTATGCTCGGTAGAAAACAATCCGTTCGAAATAATGAAGACTGGAAGAATGCGCTTGATCACATTGAAGAGACGGTGTCAAAGAAAGAACTGGATTCCCTTGTGAAAAAGACAGTGAAAGACATCAAAGAGAAATGCAAGGGGAAAAAGGCAGCCTATGCATGGAGTGCGGGAAAAGACTCCCTGGTACTTGGAGAGATATGCGAGAAAGCTGGCATCGATCAGAGCGTCCTTGTGAGATGCAATCTGGAATATCCGGCATTTATTGCATGGATAGAGCAGAATAAACCTTCTAACCTTGAGATTATCAATACCGGACAGGACATGGAATGGCTGAAAAAGCATCAGGATATGTTATTTCCGGATAAAAGCAATAAGGCAGCGCAGTGGTTTCACATTGTACAGCATAGAGGACAGGCGCGATACTATAAAGAACATCAGCTGGATATACTCCTGCTCGGACGCAGAAAGGCAGACGGCAATTATGTTGGAAAAGATAATATCTACACTAATTCAGCCGGAATCACCAGATACAGCCCTCTCGCAGAGTGGAGACACGAAGATGTCCTTGCGTATATTCACTATTATGATGTGAAACTCCCGCCCATATATGACTGGGAGAAAGGATATTTATGCGGTACACATCCATGGCCTGCCAGACAGTACATGGAGACAGAACAGCAAGGTTGGAAAGAAGTTTACGACATTGATAAGACCATAGTTGAAAATGCAGCACAGCATTTCGATGGAGCCAGAGAATTTTTAAAAGCTATCAAATAGCCGGTTGCAGCCGGAAGCCATTGCCCTTCAGAAATGGAGGACAAGCAAGATGAAAGTAACAATCAAAAAATTGAGTGTTCTGAAGCATCCTGAGAAAAATGTCAGGATTCATTCAGAACAGCAGATCAGGGAACTGAAGAGATCACTTGAAAAGTTTGGTCAGACACGAGCGCTGGTCATTGATGAAAACAATATCATTCTGATTGGTAACGGTTTGTATGAAGCTATGGTGAGTCTTGGCTATCAGGAAGCAACTGTATATGTAAAAGCAGGGCTTTCTGAGAACGATAAAAAGAAACTCATGATAGCTGATAATAAGACCTATGCTCTTGGAATCGACAATCTGGAAACCCTGAATGAGTTCCTTGAGGAACTGCAGGGGGATCTGGATATCCCTGGATATGATGAAGAAATTTTACAGCAGATGGTCGCTGATGCGGATGAAGTTACCGAAAAACTCTCTGAGTATGGAACTTTAGATGATTCCGAAATCCAGAAGATTAAAGAAGCAAATGAAAAGAGAGAACAGAAAGCCGCAGTGGATACACAATCAGCTGATAATGGAGAGAGCAGCCCGGAAAAGCCGAACCCGCAGAACGAACAGCCAGCAGAAGAGCAGAATGCCACTGAAACCGAACCAGAGATCACAGAGACCAGAAGGTTTGTTGTCTGCCCTAAATGCGGTGAGAGAATATGGCTGTAAAACGCTGCGAATCAAACATTGATGTTGTGAAGGCTGCGGAAATCCGAATAAAAAATGTATTTGGAAATGGTCTGCCAGTGTTCTTTTCTTTCAGTGGGGGAAAGGACAGCTTGTGCTTGGCACAGTTAATGGTAAACCTAGCCAACCGTGGCGAGATTAACATGAAACAGCTTACCGTGCAATTCATAGATGAAGAAGCAATATTTCCTTGCATGGAAGAAATGACAAAGAAATGGCGCAGAATCTTTATGATGATGGGAGCTAAATTTGAATGGTATTGTGTAGAAGTAAAACATTACAATTGCTTTAACGAGCTGTCGAATGACGAGACATTTATTTGCTGGGATTCAACAAAGCAGGATGTGTGGGTACGACAGCCTCCTTCTTTTGCAATAAGGAGTCATAAACTGTTAAGACCGAGGATTGATGCTTATCAGGATTTCCTGCCACGAACTACTGTATCAGGTATTACGATGGTCGGAATCCGTACAGCGGAATCCGTGCAGCGTCTTCAGAATATTGCGTCTATGACAAAAGCCGGAAACAGAATGACATCCAAGAAGCAGGTATTTCCAATCTACGACTGGACTGATAATGATGTATGGCTTTTCTTACTGAGGAACTATGTAGATATCCCGGAGATATATCTGTTTCTCTGGCAGTCAGGATCCAGTAAACGTCAGATGCGGGTATCGCAGTTTTTTTCTGTTGATACAGCCAGAAGCCTTGTGAAGATGAATGAGTATTATCCAGATCTTATGGAGAGGGTCATTCGGAGAGAGCCGAACGCATATCTGGCCGCCCTGTACTGGGATAGCGAGATGTTTGGCAGAAGTTCCAGAAAGCGGAAAGAATCTGAACAGGGACAGGAGCAGAAAGATTACAAACAGGAATTGATAAATCTGTTTGATCATATGGAAATTTTTGATACTCCGCATAAACGGCATGTAGCAGAGAGATACCGTAATTTCTTTATTGCAGTATCTGCTATTGCAACACCGGAGGACTGCAAACATATTTACGAGGGTCTGATATCTGGTGATCCTAAGATGCGGACGTTCAGGGCACTGTATCAGAGAATATATGGACGGTATATCAATAACGCAAAGAAGGAGAGAAAACATGGATAGTAAGTTAACAGCGCCGCTGTCCACGTTGCGTTGGGTGGACAGAAATTTATTAAAGCCGAATGACTATAACCCGAACAAAGTTTCGAAAGAGAACTTAAAACTGCTTATTCAGTCTATTCTTACGAACGGATGGACACTTCCGATAGTAGTCCGACCGGATATGACGATCATTGATGGCTTTCATAGATGGACAGTTGCAGGAATGGAGCCTTTGCTTTCAAAACTGGATGGCAAGGTTCCTATAGTTATTGTGGAGCATAAAGAGCATTCAGAAGATATTTACGGTACCGTTACTCATAACAGGGCAAGAGGTACGCATTTGTTGGAACCTATGAAGAAAATCGTAAAAGAACTCATGGATGAAGGCAAAACTGTAGAAGAAATCGGTAAACAGCTTGGAATGAGACCGGAAGAAATCTTCCGATTGTCTGATTTTTCAAAAGAAGACTTCTTGAAGATGATGACAAAAGGGGTGACGGGATATTCAAAAGCTGAATTTATCACAAAAATTTAATACTGTTCTATTGTACATAGAACAAAAAGCGGGGAGAGGGAGTGCAACCTCTCCCTTTTGCGTATGCCGAAATAAGATGATGGAAGGGAGGGGTGTCCATTGGCAAGGGCAAGAAGTCCCAACAGCATTGAAGCTGAGGAAATGTATAAGAACGGGATGAAACTTGTTGACATTGCCAAGAAGTTGGACGTCCCGGCCAGTACAGTTCGACGCTGGAAATCAACCCAGAATTGGGATGGGGATGCAAAAAAGAAAAAAAACGAGCGCTCGCAAAAGAAAAAAACGAGCGCTCGCCATAAAGGTGGACAACTTGGAAACAAAAATGCTGTAGGAAACAAAGGCGGTCCATTGAAACCGGGAGATAAGATTGCAGAGAAACACGGAGCGTACTCTTCCGTATATTGGGATGTCCTTGATGAATCTGAAAAAGATATGATCGAAGATATTCCGATGGATGAAGAAATGCTCCTGATCGAACAGATTCAGCTCTTTGCCGTGAGGGAAAGACGAATCATGGCGGCAATCAATAAATACCGGAATATGAATGGAGAAGTATCTTTGTTCGGCTTCGCCAGAACTGAAGACAAGCGAGCTTTCAAATCAGATGAAGATAAACAGCTCTATGAAGAACGCATTGAAGAAAAGGTTGCTTCTGGAGATCGTCTTCCGGGTAACACATATAACATGATGACAAATATGGAAAACAAGGACAATATGATTGCCAGACTTGAAAAAGAGCTGTCAACTGTGCAGTCGAAGAAGACCAAAGCCATTGAGGCACTTGCGAAGCTGAGACTGGAGAAGCAGAAGATTGCCGGAGAAAGCAAGGGCAATGAGGTTGTTCGTGCATGGGCTGAAGCTGTAGTGAAAGCAAGGAGGGAAGAGAAACATGATGGATGATACGGCGTTCTCTGAGTTCCTTGACGAAAGCATTCCCTTGTGGCGTGATGATCCAGTCATGTTTTTTCGGGAAGTTCTGAATTTCGAACCAGATGAATGGCAGGCACAAGCAGCTAGAGACTTGGCTGCAAACCCAAAGGTAAGCATTAAATCCGGACAGGGTGTTGGAAAGACTGGTCTTGAGGCAGCGGTGTTCCTGTGGTTCGTTACCTGTTTTCCACACCCAAGAATCGTTGCGACAGCACCAACCAAACAGCAGTTGCACGATGTCCTCTGGTCTGAGATTTCCAAGTGGATGAGCAAGTCCGAACTGCTCTCTATACTTCTAAAATGGACAAAGACATATGTTTATATGGTTGGAGAGGAAAAGCGTTGGTTTGGTGTTGCCAGGACTGCTACAAAGCCAGAGAATATGCAAGGTTTCCATGAAGATAACATGCTTTTTATCGTTGATGAAGCTTCCGGTGTTGCGGATCCAATCATGGAGGCTATCCTTGGTACCTTATCTGGAGCAAACAATAAACTTCTTCTGTGTGGAAACCCAACGAAGACGTCTGGAACCTTTTATGATTCCCATACAAGAGACAGGGCATTGTACAAATGCCATACGGTTTCTTCTATGGACAGCACCAGAACAAATAAAGAGAACATAGATTCTCTTGTTCGAAAATACGGATGGGATTCTAACGTGGTCCGTGTTCGTGTCAGGGGCGAGTTCCCGAACCAGGAGGACGACGTATTTATTCCGCTGAGCATTATTGAACAATGTAGCAGCAGGCTTTTAGAACTGGATGATACAGATGGAATGCAGTTTGTATCATTGGGGGTGGATGTGGCCCGTTTCGGAGATGATGAAACGATCATATATCGTAATTATCATGGTCATTGCAAAATAGTCCGGAACAGGCGAGGACAGAACCTGATGGCCACTGTAGGGGATATCGTACAGGAATTCAAGAAGATATATAGAGAACATCCAACGTATGAAGGCAAAGTATATGTGCAGATTGATGATACAGGACTTGGAGGAGGCGTCACTGACCGACTAAAGGAAGTCCGGAAAGAACAAAAGCTGTACAAGATGCAAGTTATCCCGATAAATGCCGCTGAAAAGATTGAGACTGATACGGCAGCAGGTAAAGATGCAGCTGAAAGGTACAATAACCTGACTACCGCTATGTGGGCCAGTATGCGAGATCTCCTTGATAACAAACAGATTGTTATTGAAGACGATGAGCAGACGATTGGTCAGCTTTCTTCCAGAAAATACACCATGGCCAGTAATGGAAAGCTTGAGATTGAACCAAAAAAGGAAATGAAGAAAAGAGGACTTGATTCTCCTGACCGGGCAGATGCTCTTGCGTTGGCATTGTATCTTGGAAAAATCAAGAAGCACACAGGTACGGCACCAAGTGCAGGTGCTATGCAGAAATTGTCAAAAGATAATTATTGGGGCTGATATAGCCAGAAAGAGAGGTGATGAAGATGAAAGAGTATGGACGGATTGGACAGAAACGCTGGGAAGGCGTGTTTAATGAAGAGTTTCTTCCTGAACTATCCGGAATAAGAGGCGTGAAAACGTATCGTGAGATGCTCGACAATGATGATACGATTGGAGCGATAATGTTTGCTATAAAAATGCTGATTCGTCAGGTTAAATGGCATATTGAGCCGGGCGGTGATAGTGCAAAAGACCGGGAAGCAGCAGAATTTGTAGAATCGTGTATGGACGATATGCAGAATACATGGACTGACACCATCTCAGAGATTTTATCATTTCTCGCATACGGTTGGAGCTTTCATGAAATTGTCTACAAGCGCAGGATGGGAAAAACAAAAAATCGAAAAACATCAAGCAAATATTCAGATGGACTGATTGGATGGCAGAAGATTCCGCCCAGAGCGCAGGATACGTTGTACAGATGGGAATATGACGATAAAGACAACTTAATCGGAATGACTCAGCAACCTCCGCCGGATTATGGATTGCTTACCATCCCGATCAGCAAAGCAATGCTGTTCAGAACAGAGAGCATAAAAGACAATCCTGAGGGACGAAGCATTCTGAGAAACGCCTATCGGTCATGGTACTTCAAGCGCCGCATACAGGAAATCGAGGCAATTGGAATCGAAAGAGACCTTGCCGGACTTCCGGTGTTGCACGCACCAGATGGTGTAGACATATGGGACGATAAAGACCCTGAGTTGGTATCTATTAATGCAGCGCTTACATCCATGGTCAAGAACATCCGCAGAAACGAATATGAAGGGCTTGTTCTTCCAGCTGGATATGAAGCTGAACTCCTGAGCACTGGTGGAACCAGACAGTTTGACACGAATGCCATTATCAACAGATATGATGCAAAGATCGCGCAGACTGTTATGGCGGATTTCATCATGCTGGGGCATGAGCAGACAGGAAGCTTTGCGCTGAGTGAAGATAAAACAGAACTGTTCGCAGTTGCTCTTGGGGCGTTCTTGGATGTCATATGCGAAACATTCAATAATCAGGGCATTCCATCCCTGATCGACATGAATGGTGCTCATTTTGATGCAATAACAGATTATCCACAGCTTGCACATGGCGATGTGGACAAGAGAGATATCACGAAGCTGTCTACATTCCTGAAAGACATGGTTGGAGTTGGAATCCTTATCCCGGATGAAGATCTTGAGGATTATGTAAGAGAAGTCGCCAACCTGCCGGAGAGAACGCTGTCAGATGATCCTAGAAATAAGGATGAACAGCGGGAAGCACAGAGAAGGTCGCCGGAAAAAGAAGGCAAAACATCAGAAGTTGAGCCTGAGGAAAATCAGGAAATCGAAGAAGCGAAGAAACGGTTAGGCAGGTGAACATATGTTGAAGATGCGGGCAAGGTCTCGAACGATTAAAAAAAGCGTAGAATCACAGAAGGTTCTTGAAGCCCTTGATAATTATCTTGAGAGTAACCTGGACGAGCCGATGAAATGGCTTGTAAGGTTCTGGAAAGATCAGGCAGCGGTTATGCTGTATAAGGACTTGCGGGAGATTGTAATCGGAGAAGCGGATCCGCAGAGCCTGTTTGATCAATGGTTCTCAGATTATTCTGTCTTTCTTTCCTCGAAAATGACAGCATCATGGGAAAGCGCTTATTTTGCGGCGTGGAATTCAACAGCTGAATTTGTTGGCCTGGAAGAAAAGATTAGTTCAGAAATCTATGTGAGAGATTGGATTATAAATCGAACAGGTAACTTGATTACGAATGTCTGTAGTGATCAGGTGAATGCGGTCCGCTATTTGATTGCAGAAGCCCAGTCATTAGGTATGGGTAGCGATGAAACTGCTCGATATATCCGGCCAACGGTTGGCTTGACGGAGAGGCAGGCAGCAGCGAATCTGAGGCATTATAACAGTGTGAAGACTCAGTTGAGAGCAGATCATCCACGCATGAAAGAAGAATCTATTGAGAGAAAGGCCAGGACAGCGGCTGCGAAGTATGCTGAGCGACAACAGAGATATAGGGCTGAAACAATCGCCAGGACAGAGATTGCACAGGCATACAATGCGGGAGCAGATGCTTTCATCAGAGAAGCCATCCGGCATGATTTGATGCCGGAAATGAAGAAAGAATGGTCAACTGCTCTTGATGAGAGAGTGTGCAAAGAGTGCCAGGCTCTTGAGGGCGTACAGATTAGTATGGATGATAGTTTTGAGACACAGTCAGGAAGAAGGAATGTAACAGTATTATTGCCGCCATTGCATCCTCGGTGCAAATGCGCGGTCAAATATGTGGAGGCAACATATGAAATCGTTTAATGAAATCATGAAGATAAGAGATGAACCGGAATCGAAAGACATACCGGTTGAAAAAAGAAAATTTCAGATCAAGAAATCCGATGATGAAAAAATGCAGGCGTTCGGATGGGCCAATATTTCGATTACCGCAGATGGAGAAGTGCTGGAAGACCTGCAGCATGACATCATCGAACCAGAGGAACTGGAACAGGCGGCATACAAATTTGTTGATCTTTACCGGGAAGGTGGAGAGATGCATATAAGAGGCGGCGTTGCCAGACTGATTGAAAGTGCAGTATTTACAAAAGAAAAGATGGAAGCTATGGGTATTCCAGAGGGAACACTTCCAACGGGATGGTGGATTGGTTTTCAGGTAACAGATGCCGATGTATGGGAAAAGGTTAAAGATGGAACATACTCTATGTTTTCCATAGAGGGAGAAGCAAAGAGAGTAGAAGTGGAAGATGAAGAATCTGATCAATAGGCACCGGAAACGGTGCTTTTTTGATAAATAAAGCGAAAGGAGGGAATGACTTGGCGACAAAACTTGAAGGTCTGCATATAAAGAAAGTTGATTTTGTGGACCAGGGAGCTAACCAGATGGCAAATATTAAGATAAAGAAAAGCAAGGATGGGGAAGAAATTTCAAATCCAGAGGTAGGTCTTTTCAAACGATTTGTGAACTGGATTACGGGTGAATTGAGTAAGTCAGACTCAGAGATTACAAAATCAGCAACAACATTCAATGAACAGATCAACGCTGTCAGCATGGATGCAATCAGGGATGAAATCTGGTCTACTTGCTATGCACTGCAGAATTCACTGAACTCTATTCTGTGCGATGCAGAAATGGACAGTTCTGCGAAGCAGGCCGCAATGGAAACAAGCACAGAACAGTTTGCAGAAGCTATGAAAGGATATATCCCGAACTGGGCTTCTGGCACAGCGACGAATATCAGAAAGAATCTGGCTACACCAGATGAAACAGATCTTCAGATGGTTATGAAAGCACATAAGAATCTGACAGATATTATTGAAAAATCAAACGAAGATAATGAGAAAGGGGAATTGGAAGACATGCTTAAAATCAACAAGTCTAAAATGACCGCAGAAGAAAGAACTGCGTATGATGAACTTATCAAAAAATATGCAGTAGAAACAGAAGAACAGACAGAAGAACCGGTTGGAAAGAGTGCACCTAAAGCGGAGGATCCGGATATTGTAGATGATTCCGAAGTTACGAAAACTCAGAAGTCAGTAACACCGCCACCAGCAGCACCTACAACAGAGACAAGTGCAGACACCGGAGATGATATCTACAAAGGATTACATCCTGCTGTAAGAGCAAGATTAGAGGCTCTGGAAAAGAGAGCGGCAGAAGCAGAAGAAAGAGAGCTTCTTGATGTCGCAAAGAAATATGAGATTGTCGGAGAAAAGCCGGAAGAATTAGTGAAAACTCTGAAGTCTTTAAAGGATGCAGGCGGAACCGCATACAATGATATGATTAGCGTTCTGGACAGAAGCGTTGATATGGTTGAGAAGTCTGGCGTATTTAGCGAAATTGGGAAGTCCTTCTCAGGCAATCCTGTAGCATCTATTAAGAAGTCTGCAGCAGAAAGTAAGATCGATACTATTGCAAAGGGATATATGGAAAAAGACTCTGCTCTGACATATAATGCAGCTCTTGCAAAAGCGTGGGAGGATCATCCAGAACTCTTGGATGAATATGAAGCAGAAGCGGGCTATTGAGAAAGGAGTGAAGAAAGATGGGTACAAACTTTAACGGAACAATGATCAACCAGTCTGTGACTATCGCAGAAAAGGCAGGAGCTGATATTGCAGATGTCCGCAATCTTATTCTGAAATATGATGAAGATGGAAATGTAGTGATCGCCGCAAACGGAACAGCACCCCTGCTCGGCTTATCTATTATCGAAGGTGGCTACAACGATATTTCTGGTGCTGAATCAGGAAAAGTAAAGAAAGGTGATGATCTTGAAATCCAGATCAAGGACATTGGCTATGCAATTGCGTCTGCGGAAATCAAAAAAGGACAGGAAGTCACAGCCACCACAGGTGGAAAGGCAGCAGTAGCTAAAGCGGGAGAGTACGTGATTGGTGTTGCCCTCAATTCTGTGTCTGCCGGAGGATACAGCAGAATCCAGATTGCAAAATATCAGAAAGCAAAAGCGTAAAGGAGGAATGTAAACATGAGAAATACAACAGCGGGAATTAAGGCTGAAATCGCAAAAGGCGTGTTCAGACCCCACACAGCACTTACTAACATGGCACTGGCTTATTACCAGAATGCCAGCAATTATTTCGCAAAAGCTCTTTTTCCAACCTGTCCGGTAGGTCTTTCTTCTGACAATTACTACATTTTTAGCAGAGAAGATCTCCTGAGAGATAACTGGCAGAGAAAACCGGCATATGGCAAAGTTGACCCGACAACAATTGGCGAAAGCACTGACAACTATGTCTGCAAAGTAGATCAGATGATTATGGGTATCGACCAGATTCGCCAGACCGACCTTTCCAGACGTCAGGGTCCATCTATCATTCAGCCTAAACAGCAGCGCACTAGAACAATTGCAGAACAGGCTAACATCCACCAGGACCGTTTGTTTGCAGCGAGCTATTTCAAAGAAGGAGCATGGAAGAACGAACTTGAGGGTGTTGATAACACCACTCCAAGCACAAACCAGTTCATTAAGTTCAGCAATGCAAATTCTGACCCTATTGCATTTATCGACAAAGAGAAGACCGACATGAACCAGCAGACAGGTCGCATGCCGAATCGTCTTGGTCTTGGTATTAATGTATTTAATGCTCTGAAAGTACATCCGGGCATCCTCGAAAGGGTTAAATACGGTGGAAGCACCGCAAATCCGGCATCTGTAACAGAGAATGTGCTTGCGCAGTTGTTTGGAGTTGAAAAGATTGTAGTGCTTAAATCCATTATGAACAGTGCAAGCATGGGCGCAGATGAAGAAATGCAGTATATCGGAGATCCGAACGCATTTCTACTGGCTTATGCAACTAACGCACCGAGTATCGATGAACCGTCTGCAGGTTATATCTTCACATGGGATATGCTCGGCAATGGACAGATGCTTCCGATCCTGAACTATCTTGGAGAGAATGGCACACATACTGAGTACATTGAAGGTCTTATGGCGACAGATATGAAGAAGACATCTGACGATCTTGCAAGATTTTATAAAGCTGCAGTTTAAGGAGGAACCTATGAAACTTGTTGCAAACAAGCCATGCAATCTGAATGGAAAGAAATATTTCATCGGTGAAGAAGTCCCGGTTGAAGAAGTGGTTGATTACGCCAGTTTAGTAAAGATGGGGCTGTTATCAGTGATTCATGACGCTGTTCCGGAGGATAATCTTGAAGAATGTGTTGCTATGGTAGGAGAGGTAAGCTTTTCTATTCCAATTGTCAAAGGTCACGAGACGATTGATTTGGACGTTACAGAGCCTCAGATGCAGGATGCAGTAAAAACTATGCAGATGAGTGCAGATGCTGCTGTAGCTCATATTAGAGGGAATATTGAGGACGATACAACGCTTATTATCATCAATGCTCTTGACTCCAGAGCAACCGTAAAAAAAGCAGCAGAGTCAAAAGCCAAAAATCTCATTGAACAGGAAGAAAGTAAAGGTGATGCCTGATGGCAGGAACTTATACATATGAACCTGCCATGATCACATCGTATGGGAAAGATCGAATGAGGTTTGAACTTGGAGATGTGATGGTAGATGGAAAAGAGAGAACTTGTGCATTGTCAGACGAGGAATACATCGTTTTGTGTGATGATGTTCAGTCTGCGAAAGATTGGAAACGGGCAAAATTAAAGTGCCTTGAAAGTATATTTCGCAGGTTTTCTTTTGAACCTGATACAACAGTTGGCCCTACCTCATTCAAATTTGGTGATAGGGCTAAATTGTGGCAGGAAGAATATGAGAAGCTGAAGAAAGACCTGAAACTTGCTTCTGTATCCCCATCGGCTATTCTGATGAATGCCGGAGATACAAGCAAACAGCCAGTGCCATATTTCTACAACGGAATGATGAGCCATGAAGAAAGTGATGGTGTAGATATATGATTAGTCCATTTGGCTTGATGTATCTAAGACCGGGAAATTTATGGACAGATTTTGTGGTAAGACGAAAGAGCATTCGCAACATACTCGGACATCCTGTGTCAGATTTTGAAGCGAAAGGCGAGATATCAGGAATACTTGCTGAAGCATCTACACATGAATCTGACCGAATGAAACACAGGTGGGATCAGGAACAGCATTCCTTAACCCACACTCTTGTTATCCGAGATTCTGCAAATGTAAAGCAGGGAGACTATCTAACTACCGCAGGAAGAACCTTCCTCGTTCTCTTGTGTGAGGATCCCGGAAACCTTGGAGCAACTGGCTTAATATATCTTGAAGAAAGGAATGATCTGAAATGACGCCTGCCGAAGCAGCAGAAGCAGTAAAAGTTCAAGTTCAAACAGACAAGGAACGGATAGAGCAGCAGGTGATCGCAAGATATCCAAGGGCTTCAAATGCCCTTAGAAATGCTGCATTATCTGTACTGGCAAATCCAAGCCCGTCAGCTCCGGGCAGTCCACCGGGTGTTCGGAGCGGACATTTAAAAAATAACTGGCATATGAGCGGCGGTGCGGTATGCATTACTTCAGGTATGGGATATGCTGGCTATCTGGAACATGGTACCAGAAAGATGGCGGCCCGTCCTTTTGTTGACAAAATACAGCAGACGGCATTACCGAATGTTATGGCTATATTTGCAGAAATCGGAGGTTGATATGCTTATTGATCACATTGAACGAGCAGAATTTAATGCGGAGGAAATGCGAAGAGGAACTCTCGTCTTTGCAAAACATAAAACATGGAAAGAGGGAATCTCAGGTATTGTTTATCGCGCTTCTGCGGAACAGATTACAGTAATGTATCCGAATTCTCTGACAAATACCCAAAATCATTTTTTTATACCAGTTTCAGAAGTTTATAAAAATGAGTGGGAAATAAGATATTCGGGCGATGGTCTTCGTACTGTTCAGGAATACAAGGAGGCTGCGGATGAATCTTAGCGAACTGATTTTTAAACGTCTCTCTGCAGACGAAAATTTGCAGACAATGCTTGCTACATATGCCGGAGCACCTGCAATATTTGATTCTGAGTTTCCGGCAGACCAGCAGGAAGGATGGGAAGGAGCCACGCAGTATCCGAGGATATGCTACCGTATCGATATGCAGGTCAATCAGGAACGATCATCGGCGGGAACCTTGTATGTTGCAATGTATACGGATAAAACCAGTACGATAATTGAAGATATTGAAACAGCTGTGAAGCACTGTCTTCAGGACGTCCTGATGAAGCCGGCAGGAGAAGCACCGTTTTGCGTGGCGTGGGCGCGCACAGAATCGTATGCGATTGAGGGAAAAGAGGTGTGGTGCAAAGAAATGGCATTTGACATCCTCGAATACCCCGAACAGTTCAGCACGGATCCTGATCCGGTTCTTGCGGTAGCTGCGTATATCAAAAAGATATTTCCAGAGACAACAGTGCTTGGCATAGACAATGTTGGAGATTTTGTCGAAACATCAAGAACTCCCGTGTTCTATTGCAGATTGGCAAATATACAGCATACGACAGGGCATTGTATGAATACGATTTCATGGTTTGTAGGGAAGATTGCTGTACATTTGATTTATCCGGGAGCTGGCACAAGGTTAAAGACACTTGCATCTATCAATCAGAAGGTAGCCATAGATGAGGAGATAATCATGCTGGATGATTCCCCTATGACTATTCAGGGATTAGAACTGAATAATAAGTCAGATTACCTCAGAGAGGGACAGCTGACTATAACTGGTAAATATGGATGTCTCAGATGCAGTGTGAAAAAACATAATATTGCAAGAATAGGCATGGAATTCACAAATTGAAAGGAGAAGCAATGGCAGAAACAAAGAAAACAAATGCTCCGGAAGAAACAAAAGAAGTTCTTCCGGCAGAGAAAGAAACGGAATATGGGGTAGATGAGCTGATTGCCGCACGCGATCAGCTTTTTTCTTGCCCTGATTGCGCGATGGTGGCACTGAAACTGTCAAAAAAGAAAAGCATGACTGTTTCAGAAGCTGAGAAGCTTGTCGAAGAATTTATGAAGAAGGAGGTCAAATAATGGCGGAATATTTCCAGATTCCTGAAGTAGGTACAAAAGTTCGACCAGGAAGTTATTTCAACGTAGATAAGAATGGTGACGATGATTCTTTCGGGGCAATTGACGGAGTTGTTGTAGCTGTGTTTAAAGCAACGTTTGGACCAGTAGATAAAGTAACAGTCTTAGAGAGAGGAGACGATTACACAACAATCTACGGAGATGGATTAACGACTGACCTGATTCGTGAAGTTCTGTATGGTGGTGCAAAGAAAGTTATTTGCTGTCGCCTTAATGGAACGGGCGGAGCTGTGGCGAGCGTAAGTCTTGCAGCTGCAACTGGAAAAGTTAAGATCACAGCAAAACATCCAGGAGAGATGCCATTTTCTGTAACTATTAGAAACCGCTTAACTGACAAAGACAGGAAAGAATGCATTATCTATACAGGAACTACTGAATTTGAAAAAGTATATTTTTCAGCAGGCGATAATGAAGCTGCAAGTCTTGTAAGTGCTTTTGCAAATTCAAAGAATTTCACGGCTAATCTTGAAGAATCTGCAAAAGGAATCATGACTAATGTGAATCAGACAGCGTTTACAGGAGGAAAGAATCCTACAGTAGCAACTGCCAATTATTCAGCTGCTTTTTCACAGGCAGAAAAATATTTCTTCAATACAATTTGTGTTGATACAGAAGATACAGCAGTACATGCGCTGTTACAGGCATTTCTGGACAGAATTTATGAAACCAGTCAGTTTGGGATTGGAGTTGTTGCAGAGAAAGATAACAAAGATTTAGACGAAAGAATGAATGCGGCAGCAGGATTTGATGGTGAGAATATAGTTTATGTTCTCAATCCAAAAGTCTTTATCAATGAGGGAACTCTGGATGGATATCAGACTGCCGGCTTGATTGCTGGACTTATTGCAGCAACTCCTGCAAATCAGGCAGTGACTCATATGGTGATTACTCGATATGTAGATCTTGTAGAACCGCTTACAAATACTCAGATTATAAAAGCGGAACTGAAGGGATGCTTGGTTCTTAGTAAGTCTACAGAAGATGAGGTATGGATTGATGCTGGAATCAATACACTGATTAATCTTCCGGATAACAAAGATAAAGGTTGGAAGAAAATCCGCCGTGTAAGAACAAGATATGAGTTATTGTACAGAGCAAATGCCCAGTCCGACGCTTTAGTTGGAAAAGTCGATCCTGATAAAAATGGAAAAGCCACTATTATTGGAAAAATTCAGGGAATTATCAATGCCATGATCAAAGAAAAAAAATTAACAGCAGGAACAGTAACTGAGAGCACGACTTATATTGCAGACGCAGATAACTGTTATTTTGACCTTGATATCATTGATAAGGATTCTGCGGAACATATTTACTCATTCTATAAGTTTAGATTCAGTACCAATGCAGAGTAAAGGAGGAAAGGTGAATGTTAAATACAAGTGCTGCAACAGACGCGAGACATAGTCGTTCAGGTAAAGATGCCATGCTTTACAATGCAGATGGGGTTCCGTTTGCGCAGGTAAGCAGTTTTCAGTCGAAAACATCTTTTAATAATACCAAATATCAGCCATTAGGACAGAACAGAGAACTGGAAACAAACAATACTATTGGAGTCACGATTACAATTTCGGAGATCGTTGTTCTGGATGGCGAATTATTCAACAATGTTGTTAGTGCGGTAAATAAAGGAGAAAGCCCGGTTATGACTTTAGATGGAGTTATTGAAGGGCGTAATGGCTCCCAGGAACGCATTACATATCGTGAATGTATCTTTAGCGGTGACCAGGATCTGCAGAATGTAAGTACAGGAGATACATTATCAAGATCTTATAATCTGCACTGCAACGGGGAAGTAGAACCCCGTTCATCACTGACAATTTGATATCTGATCAACACAAGGGTGGCTAAAACTGGCCGCCCTTATTTTATAAACGGAGGAAAATAATACATGGCAAGAACTGCAAATATCGAAAATGAAGAACTGAAAACAACTGAAATTGATATGACAGAAGCTGAGGCAGATGAAGCATTAAAAGCTGCTGTTAC